CATATTCTTTATATCTATAACTTCGGCAAGTCTGGATATGATATTGCTGATTTATTCAGCATGCTTGCTTCTTAATATTTTGTGCATCTTTACTATGCTTTATCAAATTTGCTCATTTATAGTAATATATTTAAGATACACTGACATATTTGAACCGCTTATCATTTTGATACGCAATTTCAAGAGCATTAATATGTCAGTGTCTACCTTTTTAGTTCCGTTCAGACTGCTGCTTATAACCGTTGTGCTTGCGTTGTTTTGAGTTACAGTTATAATATTCCCCTCGCTGACAATAATCTCTGCTCCGTTGCTAGCCGCATATGTTCCGCTTACGCAGTCAGCCCCAAGATTTGGGTAAGTCGCAAGCTCCATAACATTATTTATCTCAGTATAGGCACTATAAACACCTGCGTCCATATTGTTAAGGTTCTGAGCATTCAGCGGTGTTTGTATCGTGTTTGTCCAGTTTATTCTGTTGTATGTCAAATTTTCTGCACCTCGCTTAGATTGTCATAACCTGAGAGTATTCTGTCACCCTCTGCGGATAATTCATATTTCAGACTTTGTATTCCCGTTATTTTTTCCTGAAATACGAAACTATCAACCCAAGGCATATCGTTTTCGCCTGTTGCTATGTGTACACGGCTTCCTAATCCTACTCCGCTAGGCAAAATTTTGTCTATAGTTGTAAGTTTAAACGGTCTGTACTTATATTCATTGCCGCTTAATTTGCCTGCATTTGTAACATTGCGTATAAGATTTTTTACAGTGTCATAGTTTGTACTGCAACGTGTAAGTATGTTATCGTCACTGTAATAACAACTGTTTGTAGAACTGCTTCGCCCGAATATCATTTTACGGCTGTCGTAATAATCAAAGCTTACAATATCAATTTGTTCTGTGGTATATTCTTCAAATTCCAAGTCAATCCACCGTGTAATCGTGACAGGTAATTTATCAACAACGCTCATTGTTGTATATTTCCCCTCCGGTGTTATGTACCCAAATAAGCCCATAAGCTCATTTGCAGCTTTGAGAATGTCAACTGCAAGTATATCGCCCTTGTAAAGCGTTTCTGCAAGATTTTTTGATAAGCTCAGAGGTCTTGTATAATTATCGTTTTCAGCGGAAACTTGCCACCTTAAAACCCACTGCATACCGTTAGGGTTTACTTGTTCGTCATAACCAATTTGAGATGTAAACAAGCTTTCAAGTAACGTCATAATATATGCGTTGCCTGAATACTGTGCAAACTGAGAAAACCATATCGCAACATTCTGACAGCCTAAGCGATACAAATCGTCATAGGCGGTTATATTTACAATTTGGCGGTTTTTCTGCCTTGCGGCTTTGTCAACGTACCCTGTAAACATAATACGCTCAGTACAATTATAGCTGTAGTGTCCGTCAGGTATCAGACTATCGGAAGGTATAAGGTTATCCCTAGGATAGAGTACCTCATAATGCTGGTCACTGTATTCAAGCAATACGGCTTGTATTTTCTTCCCCTGCACTTTGTCGGGCTGTATGCCTATAAGCTGTAATTCAAATTGAGTTGCTATGCAGCCACCAAGCTTTAAATTACCGTCATCGCAAATTGACCTTGTAAGCGTCATACTCTCTGACAGAATATTACTGCCTGTTATAGTCTGATAGTCGCCGTTCGGAAAACGGATTTCCAGTTCTCTGTAAATAATCGCCATAGCACACCTCATCAATATTGGATAAATTCAAAGCTGACAGGATTATACAGTATATCGTTTTCAGTAATCGAATGTATCGGAAAAGCAACATCGAGAATATAAAAATATTTCGTATCATATTGATTATCTTCATCATTCCAGTAGTTTACCTGATATTTCCGTTCTGTCGCATTGACAAGTCCTGCCCGCATTTTGGTCTGAACATCTATCTTCTGTGTTAAAGTCAAAGGCATTGTATCAAACTTGATAGTCGTTTTGTAATTTTGTGATGTGACACGGTGCAAATCTGTGTTACTGTCACGGTAAGCGGAAAGTTCTATTCTTTGGTTAGGTATTGACTGATAGGTGTCCAGCTGTATGTATTCGTGTGGTAATATGGTATTGCCGAATTTCAACAAATACCCTCTGAATTGAGTAGCAGACATAGTATATCACTCCTTACGCAAATGCACTTCTGCCACCGTGACGCTTTTTGTATTTCTGATTAAGCTGTACGTTCTTCTTAAAAACAACCTCGCCGTCCAGTTCAAGAACAATAACCGTTTCACCGTTTGAAGCCTGAGTAAAATTCATCTCAGCCATAGCTTCTTTGAAAGCCTGCTTCATAGCACTTACAGGCGACACAATCTCAGGCTCACGCTTATTATCTCCCAGAATTGCCATAAATTCGCCGTAGCTTGCAGGGACTACTGTTCCTGTTGCAAGCTTGGGAATGAGCGGTGCTTCCGTTGGCATTTCAAAGCTCCAGTCCTGACCGAAAACATTTCCGATTATTCCTGATGCTTTGCCGATTATATTCGCCACAGTTGAAAATACGGAATATACCGCTGATATAAGTGCATTGAGAGCGTCTATAACAAGGTTGAACGCTCCCTTAATTACACCTATAACCATTTGCAGAATACCGTCAAGAACATCAAAAATACTTTGAAACGCCTTTTTCCAGTTACCCTTGAAGACGTTTGTCAGAAAGTCTGTAATGCCGCCCAAAGCCTTTAAAAAGCCACTTATAACGTCACCTATAACCTTGAATACAGTCTGAAAAACGCCACGTATAACATTAAGAACATTCTTGACTACAGGTGCAAGAACCTCAACAAGCCAGTTTACAACAGGTGATAAAACATTGCTCCAGAAAGCCGCTACACATTCTCCTATTTTTGTTGCTACAGATATTACCTGTTCAAAAATCGGGCGAAGTGTATATTCCCATAAATCCGATACTATACCTATAACAGTATCTATTGCCGGTTGTATCCACTCGTTGTATACGTTCATTACGGTTGTGCCTATGTCTGTTACTGCACGGCATATTTCACCCCATACGACTGCACCACCGTTATACCACCAGCCTGTAAGTATCTCGGAAATTTCCGTCATTATACCTCCAAGAAGCTCAGCGACCTGTGCAAATGTCCCCTGCACATTGTCAAAAAACGCTCCTATTGTTTCTTCATTGCTTACAGCCCACTGTGCCAATATGCCTGTTGCTATGTCAAACGCACTGCTGAATATTCTGCCGACGGCTAAACCTAAATCAGAAAAACCACCAAGAAATACAGCTATTGCATTTTCCATAGTCGGACGCATACGGTCAATACTTGCTCCCAACGTGCCGAATATACTGTCAAAGAAAATGCCTATATTATCAATTCCGCTGCTGAGATTGTCGGAAATTTCCTTTATGCCGTTTGAAATTTTTTCTTTGTCAGCGTCAAGCCATTTTGCTATACCGCCTGTAACCGTCTGTAAGGATTTTCCCGTTACGCTGACTGTACCGCCTATAACTTTGCCGAAGGTAGTCATACTCGACTTTGCAATCTTTACTACACCGTCAAGGCTTGTTTTTGCTATTGGTCTTAAATCAGAGAATATACCGTCAACATTATTCTTTATTGCTTTCAAGTTTATGGTGTCAAAGCCTTTTTTAATCTCGCTGAAAAAGCTCTCAAGACCTGTATTTTTAAATAACCCAAGCAGTTTGTTTTTTATGCTGTCAACTGTATTTTCGGTACTTTCTGCGGTATTCTCCAAAGCTGTCAAGGATGATAAATCCGCAGGAGCTTCCGTTTTACTGCTTTCCTGTTCTTCGCTGTTCAATATGTTCAGTTTGTCAAAGCCCGCAAGATTTTTTTGAAGTTTCTTTGCTGATTTATCCGCTTCATCAATACTGTCCGTTATCTCATCGACAGCACCTGTAAAGCCGTCCATATCTTTATCCGATATTCCAAAAAAGCCCTTGATGTTCTGATTTAAACTCGAAAAGATATTATTCAGCTTTACGACAATTACATCAAGCCATTTAACGGCAGGAGCAATGATATTGGAAATCATATTTCCCAAAGTTTCCTGCAAATCGCCGAAATCGTTGGATAGCTGTTTCATTTTGCCTGTAGGAGTATCCGCCAGTGCTTTATTGACACCGCCGACACTCTCGCTGACAACCTGTGCCAGCGTTGCTACTCTTTCTTCTTCCGTTCCGTACTTGAGTAGTTTTTCCTGTGCTTCATCGAAAGAATATCCGTATCGGCTCAGTGCTGAGGTCTGCCCCTGCAAAACCTTGCCGAGCATAGTTGAAATGGTAACCGCACTGTCTGTTGTAGCATTGTAGCCGTACTGCTGAGCTATCATATCATCAAGTACCGGCAACATTGTTTTCAGACTTTCCGCATTTTCAACATAGGTTGCCAGTTCCTGCATACCTGCAAGCTGTACTTCATCGCCGACAATGCCTACACTCTGTAACTCACTTGCAAGGTCTTTTACTGACTGTATTTCTTCTTTTGTCGCCTTTATAGTGTTACGCATAGTAGCTCCAAGACGTGCCTCTGCTTCTATCTGCGTCTGGTTTGCTGACAGACACGCTTTGCTGAAATTTAAAACCGCTCCTACGCTGAAAGCTATCCCTATAGTTTTTGCGAGATTTTCAAACGTTCTTTTTAAACTTTCAACAGCATTCGGCATATCTCTTATTCCACGGTTAAAGCCCCTGCTGTCAATTCTTGTATCAAAATTTATACTTCCGTCATATTGCAACTACTTCACCTCCTGTTTTGGATATGAAAAAGCACTCTGAAGTCAGAGTGCTTTTAATAAAAATTTTTAAGGTTAATTGTTGCTTTCTTTTTTCTCTTTTTCAAACTGATAATATCTTTTAATGACGCTTTTTTCCTCTTCGGATAATCTTATATTAAGACCAATTTCATCAGCTTTTTCAGCAAGTTTAATGAAATTTTTTGTTTCTCCTGTTTTCATTCTCCTATAAGCTGAAAATGATTTTGGTACTTCATCAGGTATTAAATTTTGAAGTCGTTTATAATCTTCTTTGTCTTTAATTTTCATTATTTCAACAGCTTTAGAATCCAAATTGTGCTGATAAATTGCTTTTTCGTTGTCTGTTCTTTCGTCTATAAACGGTCTGTTACTATATGAAATAATATCTTTACCTTTAGGACAGTACATAGGTATATCAACACCATAAATAACAGGAGAAAAATTTATTCCTGCACAAGTACAAGGATAATTTTTAGGCATTTTGGGAAATCGTTTATCTTTACCCGAAACACTGAACCAACGTCCTCTATATTTTGCACATTCAGAACAACAGCCTAAAAAATAACTTGCTTCAACTAAATCTGTTTTTAACTTATGTGCTGTTTTAAGATTTTTATTCGTAACATCACGATTAAAATTTTCAAACAGTTTATTGATAGAGTTTACAGCTTTTCGAGCTTCTTCGGGTTCTCCAACTTCAAACAACCATTCCGAAAAAAGCATATAATCCTTTCTTGTCCATTTAATTTCTGATATTGGCATCATTTCAGTTGCTCTTTTCAGCAAAGTAATAGCAAGTTCAATTTTTTGTACCTTTTTAAGATTTTGAGCTTTCATTCTAAGTATATATACTAAATTTCTTGTAACTCCTGCATTTGACACCTCTGAGATATTGAAATTTGGTGTAGGAATTGAACGTATACTTTGAATATCTTCTAAATCAATTCTTTTTCCATCTGTTACAATATATCTTGCGTTATAGTATATTTCTCTGTTTTCGTATAAGTCAGACACTTTAGGATACACATCATAAAGTATTCCGTTTTTAAAATACGCAGTAATATAAGACCTTTTAAAAAAACTGAACATATTTACACTTCCTGATAAATTTTTATAGTAAAAATGATAACTTAATATTAAAAATTTGTCAATAAAAGTTAGTGAATTTTATCAAATAAGACTGTTTATAAAATCAAGCTCCGCCTGTTCCTCTGCTGTAAGCTTTCTTTTTATGTTGATAAGCTCCGTATGCTCAATGTAAAATTCCCGCTCCCACTTTTCAAGCTTTTTTCCTTTGGCTTTTTTCGCCCTGATGTTCATTACCTGAGAATATAAGCCCTCGTCAATTTCGTGAAAAAGTCCAAGTAAGCTCCACCAATGCAGATATTTTACCGACCGTATTTCATAGCCTGCTACCTTATTCAGTGCAGGAAAGATAATGTACTGGTCTTGCTCCCAGTCCATCATAGGAGCAGGAGCTTGTTTCGACTTCGGCATATCACCACCGTCTAAAAACCATACCGCTTTTTCCAGTGCCTTATTCAGGTCCTTCGGCATTTCCTGAAACAGACATTTCAGACATACCATAGACTTTTCATAATCGGAAAGTTTATTGTCACGGTAAGCCTTGAAAATCAACAGTGCCACACGATAATCAGAATGGATTTTGTATTCTACACCGTCAATTTCAAGGCTTTTCGGTAATAACCCTATCATTCGCCTGTTATCTTTGCAAGCTGATTTGTATACTTGCTTATATTAAGCTGCATTTTCTCTGTTTCAAGCTTCATTTCCTTTTCGATTACCGGCATAATCGCATTTACGAAGTTTGCAAATACAGGCATTCCGTTGGACGGAGAAAAACAGTAAGCACAGCCGAAGGCAGGTGTACTCACATCAGAGCCGAATATATAGTTGACTTTTTCACGGATTATACTGTCAAGCTTCTTCATTTCGCTTTCGTCAGCATTTCCTAAGCTTTGCAAAGCGTCTGCTTTGTCTGCAAGCTTTTCAAGTTCCTGCTTTACCTTGTCGAACCTGTCAACTATTCCGTAATCGGAAGTATTTACCCTTATTACTGTGCTTTCATCATTGTTGAGCATATAAGTTTTTATGCCGTCATCAAAATTAATATTCTGCATAAGTCAACACCTCGTTAAGTTGTTTCGGTAAAGGTAGGTACTTTGTTGGCAATAGTAACCGTTCCGTCTGTGCGGTTGCCATCAAAACTGATGTTATACGGAATACTAACACCGCCCTGTGGTCCTCCGTAGCTCTGCGGCTTGACTATAATATACTCCGTCCAAGCATCAAAAGGAGCTTCCGTTTTGTCAACCCAGACTTCAAGGATTTTTGTCTTGCAGTCATCGCCTGTCAGACGGTTCATAGCTATATCCTTGATTTTTTCATAAATACTGTCATCAGTGTTGGCGTAGTAGGTATTTACCTCCGCATCGGGTGAGTAGCCCTTGTCATTGGTAACCGTTTCGTCCCATATGTTTTTCTTTGTTTCCGTTTCGGCGTTGAGGTTTATGCTCATATCCTCAATATCCTTGCCTATCAAAAACCAGCTCGGATTAGAACCGCCAAAACTTGCGTCTATGTAGTGCAGTAAATGACTTCTTTTTAGCTTTCCTATGGGAGCTGCTGTTGTTGTGTTATCAGGCATTTAAAATTCCTCGCTTTCTATTGTATATTGTGCGTTAATCTGTAACTGATACATAACGCCGTCTGTCATATTTTCCTGCGGTACTGCGTAAACCATTCCGTTTGAGCAGACTATTTTCTTTACAGTACCTGTGAATGTTTCGTTTCCGACCTCTGCCGAAATGCTCATACCCGTTCCCTCACGTTCAAGCCACATTTGCAGCTCCAACAGAACACCGCTGTTTGCCCAGTCTGTCATAATCGTTAAGGCTCTGATACACGGCATAAAGCGTAAATGTATGCTGTCGTGTCTGATTGCCTAAAACGTCCTCAAACAAAAGCGTATCGCCTGTAGGTGAAAGTCCGTAGCTGTCTGCTTCCGTTTCTGTAAAGTCAACGTGAACGTCATTACAGACATCGCTTATTTTCGGAAATCTCTGTAATAAATCTTTTACTGTTTCGATAATGTTCATAAAAAATCACCTGTTCAGAAATCGTCTTGCACCTTGCAGAATAGCGTCTTTTTTATCGGCTTTCATACGCTCAAACCACATCTTTCCTGCAAGAGGGTGACGGCTTGTATCATACTGCAAGGGATTATTTGTAATCACCTTGCTTTCGCCGTTTCTCGCCCAAGCTGAGCCTGTAATACGGCTTACCATAACATTTCCGTAATACTGAAATCTTGCATATGGTGCAACCTGCTTTATTTCGCCGCTTCCTATAACCGTTCCGAGTGTAGCCGACTTATATAGAACGCCGTTTCGCATAGGTGTGTATGGTGTCATTAATCGGATAACCGTGCTGTCCACATACATCTGTACATCGTTGAAATTTCGGTTCATTCTCTGTGAAAAGCTCGGATTCCACTGCAATTCCATAGCTATTCTGCCGTTACGGTGTCGGACTTCCACAATGCGACCTTGCGGTGTCTGTACATAGGTTCTTGTTATCTGATTTGCCATATTATCACCTCGCTGTAAGCTTGATATGGTCAAGCTGTTCATTTACGCTGTATCGCTTATCCTCATAAGTCAGAACCGTTACGCTTTCGGGATAGGTATGGTTAAACTCTTTCAGGCTTTCAGACACGGTTTTCTGAGATGTATTGTCAAAAATAAAATCAATATTTCCTTTTACGAGCATATCCCTAGTAAGCTCACATTTTGGGAATGTCGCAATTTCTTTCGGCACATAGATGTTTACATCGTCCGACACAATAACACCTTGTTTTCCGATTTTCTGAGTTCTGCTTTCCTGCCACATTACCGCCGAAAGATAATAACGGTCATAACCTTGTGTCAGTTTATTGAAGTGGTAAAGGGTACAATCCGTATTTGTAAGCATTAATAAACACCTCTGTAGAGCAGACCTGTTCCCGAAAGCCAGCGGTAAATTATCTGTCTGTTTTCGTCTGCCTGTTTTTGCAGAAGCGTCACTGAGCTTTCATAATTTACCGATAGATCACCGATATGCTGAGAGGTCATTCCTGCGGTACTGCCGTTTAAAAGCTTTTCGTATCTGAAAAAGCTTTCAGCGACTTCACAGCAACACATTTTCACGCATTCGGGGATATTGTTTTCGTCAATATTGTTGCCTGTAAAGGTTCTGATAACGGTGCTTGCTTTTCGGGAATAAAAATCAAAGGCGGTATTGATAACCGCCTCTTTGCCGCAAAGATAACTTTCTGTATAGAAATTTTCGTCAGCGTAATTCATCAGTACCGCCCCTTGTATTTAAGAATTTGCAGTAAGTACGATATTTTTTGTTACTGCTGAGCTTGCCACCGTTACGCTGTCGGTAACAGCTTTGAAGCCGCTTGCAGTAACCTTGACATCATAGCTTCCGCTTCTGAGATTGAACACAGCCTGACCGCTTACATTGGTCTTGAGCATAGCACCCGATACATTCACTCTTGCATTTGCTATTGCGTTAGCGTCATTGCCTGCACCGTCCTTGACTGTAAATGTCACGGTCTGAGTTGTAACAGGCGTAGCAGGCTCGAGATACGCAAAAGGACACGATGTTCTGTCAGTATCGAGCATTGAAACAGGGTTCGGCAAAGCCCAGCCCATACGGAATACAATTCTGAGTGCGACCATATCCTGCTGTGCAAGGTTGTATTCGATAGCCTTTGTCGTGGGGTTCTGGATAACACCCTCACTAAGAATTTTTACCGTAATATCCTGACGGATAGAGTAGACCGCCTGCGAAAAATCGCCGACAATAAGCTGTGCAACGCTGTTGTCAAAGGCACCGTTCTTAGGGAAATACATAGGATTTCCGTCAAGAGCATACTGCGTTGCCCCCTGCATATTCTGAGAGAAAATAGGAGCACCGTCCGTAGTTCTCAGACCTCTGAGCTTTGCTTTCATATTCAAAGAGGAGATAGCTCCCGTTACAGGATAGCCGAACTCCTCAACTTTGTTGAATACACCGCCCTCACCAAGAATAAGGTCGTACATATCCTTATTCTGTACAACGGCAACATTGTTTCCAGCCTGCCTTGCTCTTGTTATGATGTCTGTCTGCCACTGAGGAGGTCTGCCGTTACCGAAAATAACAGCCTCGTCAATCTTTTTTGCGATAGCAGCTGTTACCTGCGGTGTAACCTCTCCCATAATGTCAAATTCAGCGTCACTGAGTACCGCTTCGGGAATGGGTACAATAACGGCAAGCTCGCCTGCGGTCATATATACGTTGTCCCAAGCCTGATTGGAAGTCTGCTTGTAACCTGTGTCACCGTCAACCCAGTAAGCCATAGGGAGTACGTCAAGTACCCTCATTCTTGTTTTATTTGATGTCATATTGGGCAGTTTTCTCGCCAGTGCCATAAAAGTTGACTGTTCGGGTACATTCTGAAATACTTCGGGAATAACCTGTTCTCTGATAATCGCTTCTGCGTTTTCTCTTGTAATGATTGGCATAATTCATCAATCCTTTCCGAAAAATGACCTTAAAGCCTCATTTGCTTTAGAAGTCGTATTGTCTGTATTGCTGTTTGTTCCTGCCGTGAAACTGACTACTCTCGGTATTGCTTCATCTTCAAAAAGATAACCGTTTTCTTTTCTGACCGTTTCAAAAGCGGTTTTCAGGTCGTCTTTCTGATTTTTGGACTGCCGCAAAGTTTCCACATCTAAGAACGGCATAACCGCCTTGATATTACGGGCTTTATACTCTTTGGCATAGCTGTTTAAAAGGTCGTTGAAGTCACGCTGTGCCAGTTCTTCGGCGTGCTTTTTCTGACTGTTTTCCAAATCGGCGGTAAGCTGAGAAATTTTGTTTTTCATTTCCTCAACATTGACACCCTCAAAGCCTTTCAAAGACTGCGTTGCCGTATCCAGCTGTGACTTGTAATTGTCCGCCCTGTCCTTTTCTCGTTTGATGTCCTTACCGTTCTCCGACATCACAAAGTTAATCTGTTCATCGGTAAGCCCCTGTGCTTTCAAATCCTCTGTTTTCATCAAGAACCACTCCTCATAAGTTATTTTAAGCGTTTAACTATCCGCTCTGAGCCGACTGTTTAAGGTCTAATCCGCTGACCGTTTTTAGTGCAATATAAAAAGCCCTCAACATTGAGAGCTTAATAACTGAATATTATAGTGTTTAATTGCCGTTTAAATTCGTTTAATTTTGATTTAAATTTATTTTCAATGAAATTATCCCATAAAAATAAAAGTGCCTTATTGGGCTATATAACGCATTTGTCAGGCTTTCAGCGTTAATTTGCTGTAAAAATACCGCCTTGTTACAGGCGGTTTAATTATTATCATATTCCTCTGAACTCAGCTTTAATACAATCATTTGTTTTGCATTTAACATCATATCCTAAACCTTTGTCTTCAATAATTATTTCGTTTCCACAACGAGGGCATTTTTTTTCAGTTTTCCCATATTGAACTATATCATTTTCAGCTGCAACTAAAAACTTATGTTCATTTATTGTAGTTTTAGTAGCCATACAAAACACTCCTTATAAAACTATTATATTTTATCGTAACGCCACTTTCCTTTGCTCTTTCAAGAGCGTCAAGGATAAGATAATACCTATCTTCGTCAGATAAATTAGGGCAATTTTTAGCAGCCATATAACTTGCTCTGAACTCATCATTCCACGCTCCATTAGGGACTTTAGTCCCACGATTTGCTCTATGCCCGTAATATTCGTGAGCGAGGGCAGCTCTTGACGACATTCTATCTCTCGGATGATTAGAATCTAAATCAGGAAGTACATCTCCTCTAACTCGAATTTCATCAAGAACATCATCATAACCCGTTCGGCGACCGACATTAAATTTAAAAACATTCTCATCAGCTTTAATAGCCACTATATCATTTCTTAAACTTGATATTTCTTCATCAGTAAGATTATGATTTGGTGCAGTTCTTAGACCGTTAGGAAGATTTCTTGATGATAAATTTCTTGATTTTATTATACCACTATTGCCAGAATTTGCAACACTACCTGATGTAGAATTTTTGACATTTGGCTTGTTGATATTGTTAGTAACTTTGTATTTTCCAACACCGATATTACCTAAACCGTCAACGGTTACTCTTTCACGCTGTTGCGGTAGGTTCATAGCTTTTGAAAAGCGTGTGTATTCCGCTGATGTTACCCTGTATTTTGCTCTTGCGGTGATAATGTCATCTTCACTTGCTCCGCCCTCTTGCAACAGTTTGATTTTCTGCCGTTCAGCTCTCATTGTTGTTTCAAGTCTGCGTTGTCGCTGTAAGGCTTCGTATTTGGTGTACTGCTTACCGCCAAATTCAACAGGAGTGTTTTCCTGTCTGTTCATTTCGTCAAGCTGTTCATCGGTATAAGTCCGCACATCAATTTCAGGGTCAAAAGGGCGATAGCTATGATAGCAGTTTGCTCCGCATAAACCCTGAACATCTCCCAGACCGCACACCGTTTCCAAGTCTTTTTTGCTGTACACTCTGCCCTGCCATACCTGATGTGTCGGTCTTGCTCCACCGTGCCAGCTTACTTCAAAATACTCTGTTTCCAGTTTGTCGGCATTTTCTTCATTGACCTTTGCCACTATCTGATTAAAGCCTGTCATAACTGCCCTGCGTGCGGCAACTTCTACACGGTTACTTCGACCGCTTGCATAATCAATCGTTCTTAAACCGCTGTTTACAAGCTGTGCAACGGTCTTTTTGAGTACGGTATTATAATCAAATGCTCCCGAAGTAATACCCAGCATAGCATTGTCAAGTGTGCTTTGATAGTACCTTGCTATCGGTAAAAATTCCGTTTTACCATCTGCGTTCTTTACCGCAAAGCCTAGCGACTGCGTTATATTCTGCATACTTTCGCTTGTCTGATTTGCCGTAGCTGAAATAAGCTGTTGAAGCTGCTCGTTTTCTTCAAACGGTATGTAAGGCTTGCCCTTGTAGTTATATATTTTCTCGTCCTCTGCATAGCCCTTTTCAAGTATCTGACTGTAAAGGCTTCTGACTTCCTGAGGCGATATTCCTGTCAAACCTTGTACTCTTTTTTCAATGTCCTGTTTGCTCATTCCAAGCTCATACAGGCGGTGTATCTGCCAGTCTGCCGAGCGTGTAATCTCGCTGTTTATCCGTATTCTGCGGACTATATCGGTCATAATTTCATCTTCAAGCCGTTTCATCGGTGCGTCAAACGTCATAGAAAGCCGTTCCAGTTCGTTTGGTTTGTATCTCATTCCATTACCTCAGCCGACTGCGGCAAATTGGCAAGTGCCGTCTGAATATCTTCGTTGTACCACTTTGCCCTGTATTCTTCGGGACGCATAATGCCAAGATTAAGGTCTTGAATATCCTGCTTCCGTTTTTCGTCAGGGCTGGAAACAATGCTGTCGTTCCAGTCAAAATCGACCGTATATTTACCGTTCGGCACTAAGCCGAATATCTGCGACCAGAACCAGCAGGCATCTATGTAATCTTTCAAGGCATTTTCCAACGCTTTCTGTACATCTGCCACAAAAGAATATGACCTCTGTTTTGACGCTTTGATTTCTTCGGCTGTCTTGTCAACGTTCTGCGGATTGGACAGCGTACCGTAAGCAAGACAGCACGCATATTCAATCATTCTAAGCTGATTGTTCCAGCCGTCAAAAAGCTCTGTACTGCGTATCTGTGGGGAATAAGTTTCTATCAGAGGCTTATCATTTGCTCCTGCGGAATATTCCACCGCACGGTAAAGCCGCTCAGCTCCTCCGGGATAGATGAATTTATCGTTATCCTTGTCATATTTGAGCATACTTTCCGAAATGTGTACCGCTGTTTCGGTTGCCTCATATTCCCACGAAATATTGTTGTATCGTCTGTCGGCTTCTTCTATGAGGTCAACGGCTCTCGAATAACACGACACACCCAAAGGCGAAAAGCTGTCAATCTGATTGGCAAGCGGACAGCGGAAAAAGCCAAACGGTAATTTGTCCGTTCCCGTAAATATGCCCTCTTTGAGTAAATCCGCCCACTGCTCCACCTCCGACAAGGCAACCTCATAGCCAAGTATGCTGTCATTGTTGCTTTTGAACAGTCGGTTTTGGATTTTCAGCAAGCGTTTTTCAATCGACTGTATTTCAATAAGCGTATAGATATTTTTTCCCTGTCTGATTTGGTCGGCGAAAACGCACTTTATGAGGTTTCCGCTTCCGTCAAAGCTCACAGGAAAAAAGCGGTCAGCCTGAATAAACTGCGTTTTTATACCGCTCTTATCCGCAACAGGCTTTATTATCAGACTTCCCTTTGCAAGACCGTATTCAGTAAATATTCTTACTTTCGGGATTACATATTTCTGATAAACAGCATTGAGATAATCAGCGGTCTGACTGCCCTTGATACGGCTTGACATTTCTAATGTGACAAGCCGTGCAATTTCAGACGCTATCTGTACAGGAAGATTTGCACTCTTTTTTCCTTTTGGAGCAGTTCTGTTTTCGTACATCGCACTCCAAAGCTGAATGTGTGATACCATCTGCGAATTAATGTCATAGGTGATTTCTCCGTCCTTACGCAGCAATTTCAAGATTTCGCCGTACATTGCAGAACAATTCATAAAAAATCACCTCTTTTACTCATACCTGATGAATTTTGTAATATCTCTTTCAAATGTATACTCGAAAGCGTCAAGCGTATCTATATCACTCGTTCCGTCATCGAGCCGTTCGTCTTTCGTTAAAACTTTCGGATTCCATACCGCTGTTGAAAGTGCACTACAAAGACTTTCACAGCCGTATTCCATATACTTAAACCTGTTTTGTGCCTGTAATCTGCATATACACCTTATACGGTCATTTATTGTTGTTTTTAAGGCATTTTCAATTCTCAGCCACCCAAGACCTTTCTTTCTTGCAGTCGACCGCAAACCGAGTATAAGCGTCTGTTCCGCACTGTCGCAATAGACAATATTAACCGTTCCGTACATAGCAATAACCCTATAAACGAACTCACAGAACAGCTCACCAAGCTTATTCGGGTCTATTTCAATCTGATTTCCGTTATCATCCTTACACTTAACCCTCTCAGAAAGCAACGCATAAAAATTATTGAAGCCCCTGTCCGTACCTGTTGCAACAAAGCTGTGAGCGGAACTGCTGCCGCCAAAGTCAACACCTATAACAATTCTGCTTAAATCAGGCTTTTGCGTTATCATCATTCTTTTTTCGTTTCGGAAGTCGTCAGCAAAAAGCTTGTAAATCAGACCTTCGGCAGCCACCCATAGTCCTAGTATATATCGTTCGTAGAATGTGCCGCTGTACATACTCTGATAGCGTTTCTTTATTTCCTCCGAAAGAGTAAGATTATCGTCCATTGTAAAATGCAGGTGGAGTGCTTTCTTTTCGTCAGCTTTCTTTATCCAGTTCTGATAAAACCAGTGATACGGTGTATCAGGGTTGCAGTTGAACCAGAACCTTGCACCCTCAACAGAGCAGCGACCTGTCGCCTGATTAACGAATGACTGAGGCATAAGTGCGACCTCATCAAGAAGCACGCCAGCAAGCGTGATACCCTGAATGAGGTCTTGTGAGCTTTCATCCTTGCCACCGAAAATATAGAAGCTGTTCTTAATATTGCCGCTTTCTATGGTAATTACATTGTCGGAACGCTTATCCTTTATCCTGTAACGCTGCCGTATCATACCAATGAGCGGAGTAATAACATTACGTCTGCATGAGCCTACAGTCTTTCCGCATATGGCGAAATTGCACTCATTGAAATTGCTCATCGCCCAAAGCACGAAGCTTAATGACATACTCATAGTCTTGCCTGAACGGATCGAGCCATCAGCAATAACGGCATTATATTTCTGCGATATAACCGGGTTAGCCCACCAAGTGAGTACCTGAAGCTGTTTTTTGCTGAATTGTTTGAACTTAACGCTCATTTCTGAACACCTCCTCGGAGGACTGCCTTATAACCTCTGCAAGACCGTCATCGGTATGTGCAGCTTCGCTCGGCTTGAAGTATTCCGCATACAGCCTGACAGCCTGCATATTTCCCTTTTCGCTTTCTTTTATTACGCTGTTTCTTATCGCAGTAAGCTCAGAGGTCTTATATTTTTCGAGTACGGCTTCAAGCTTTTTTCTGTAATCCTTGGATTTTAAAATTCCATATGTCTGCACCAAGCTTTCCAAATCCTCCGCAATATTAAAATCCGTGCTTACAGCCGTAGCTTTCAAGCGAGCCTCAAGCGTATCAAGAGGCTTTCCTTTTCGGTTCATCAGTAACACCGTCCTAAAATCCGATAAAAATAAAAAGACATAGCTCCGCCATTCGGCAATTCAGGTTCAAACTGCCGTTAAAGCAAAGCTATGTCGGCAGCCTCCGCTCTGTGGGACGAATCAACCAACAGTCTTACAGCTGCGTTTGTATAAGCATTTACGTGACATTTATGTCATATGAATTATTTTTGTAT